GTGTTAACTGCGATTCGCCGTAGAAGCACTTTTATTGAACAAGTTTTTTTATTGTTGTTTACAAAATAGATACTTTTTATTATCATTTAGTCTGGAAAATTAGGAAATTAATTCCCCATTATTATACGTTAGCCCGTAAAGTAACTCGTAGAAGAAATATGAAGAATAACTTTATAGTCGAGATACTTGAAGATAGTGAGTTTTTTCGAGTTAAGATCCAATCTAATTTCTTAGGCCATGATGTCCCCCTGGTATATGAAACGCTTATAGAAAATGTTACAGAGTCAATAATTCGTGAAGTGTATTTAGATGCAATAACTGAATGGGAATATAATTATGGATTAGGTAAGTACCCGCATACTGATAAGTTAACTTATGATCAGATGCGTATGGATATGAGAATACATAATTTAACTTTTCATAATTGGGTGTATACTTCACCTCCATTCTTTAGAAAAGCATTGCCACAACAAACACCGCTTCGAGCAATAGAACCGTATTTTTATAATATGCTCGAGGAGATAGATTTGGCGCGTTTTCGAAACTATCCAAAAAAGTTTTTTGAGCGTTATGTATGGTTTGGAAACAGATTTGTTAATCCGAGACCTGTTGTGGAATTACCTAGTCTACAAGCTTTATGTCTTAGAAGGATGAGTTTGGCTAATTATGCAGGTGCTGATAGGTTTGGACCTATTTGCGAGTCTGCCACTAATCAGTTATTCCCACTAAAGATACCGATTTTATTGAGTAAATATGGAAAAAACGTGCACAAAGGTTTGAACGACCCTTTTATAAGGAAGTCCTTGAATATGGGAGTACATCTTATGTATAGTGTGATGGGAACTCGTAAGTATTTTGGGACGTATAAATTTAAGTATTCAGAAGATAGAATGGTACAAATGTCCTTTCCAGGAGATTCGTCAGCAGGTCTTAGAAAGGGTCGTAATAAGATAGTCAAGTATGGTAACGAGGAAGTTAAACTCAGCGTTAACGGTACTAAGAAAATTATGGCCCCTTATGCTTTTGCAGCTGTTGATAATTACGTGAGAAAAATACAGTCAGGGGATTCACCTCCACCTCCTCAGCGTTATTGTAAATTAGCTTTTAAGTATGAAGTTACCGATATGATGTACAAATTCGGTCAGAAGAAAATAGATGCGCAAAATAAATGTCGTGAATTTTTTTTACCTCATTTTACGGATTTTATAATTATGACAATTGTGCATGGATTTCGCTCTTTGGTTGAGAGAGGTAATACTATAAAAGTAGGTTTTAAGTTCTGGCATGGGGGTGCACATAACTTTGCAGCAGAATTGGGTTTTCCTCGAGAAGATATAATTTATAATACCGGAGATATTAAAGGCCAAGATTATACGACTCACCACTTCTGCTTGAGGTTATTTTCTTATACTTCTCTGTTGTACATAGATAGAGAATCTGAAGATTATGACTTGTATTTGTATTTGTTGGAGCATTGTACCGATTATTTAGTCGCTAAAATGGTAAATATGTTTGCGAATATGTGGAGATGGATTGTTGGAACTATGCCTAGTGGAAGTTATGTTACTACAACAGGTAATTCATTTATACTCGCTATGTATTTCTGGGGTTATATTTGCTCTGTTCATTTGCGTAATCCAAAGGCTAAATTGTTAGTAAAGTCTGGGAAATTTTATGTGGTAGGAAATTATTTTATACGTTTTCCCGTGTATGGAGATAATCATATAATGGCCCATTGTAGAAAATCAGCAATGTATATTTCTTATTCTAGCTTTATAAAATATCTTGAAGGATTGTCAATTGTAATCCATGATATACAGGAAAATGTGCCTTTAATTTCCGTTCCGGATATGAACGGGAATTTAAAAGTACATGGTATAGTTTTTCTCAAGAGATACATGATTGCAGTGGATACACCGGTGGGAAAGTATATTGTGCCATATAAACAATATATTGATGTTGCAGCTAAAATAGTATTTGGAAATTCAGCCCGAGTGAATAACTATGATTATATGTTAGCTTTGTGTGGAATGGCTTATGATATGATGGGAACAAATCGAGTTGTTCATAATATGTTGGTACATTTGTATGTGGGTATGGTAAAGAAACTTAAAGATGAAAAACTTACACCTTATACGGAGTATATGCGATCATTGACGATAGAACAAAATGAAAATATGACTCGTAAATTGTCTCGAAAATTAGCTATTCCGGTTGAGGATTTTTTTAGCTTCCCGACCTTGGAGAATCTTCTAGCTAGACATAAGTATGATGAAAGTAAATTTAATTATAGGAGAGTTCCTAATAGAGAGGGTATGTCTTGGGATGATGATGTAGCTGGCCATACGTATAGAAATAGGCATACAGCTAATTGATAAAATTTAATTTAAAAATTAGTTCCGGCAGAATTGGTACGCCTTTTCTGCCCTTACATAAACAAAAAAATTAAACAAAATAAGAAAATAATAAAAAAAATATA